CCAAAATCAGCGTTATGAAATATTTGAAGTTGTTGAAGACAGTTTCGAGGCGTATGGAGTTTATCACCTTGTTTGCTCTGCTAAACTACTCCGCGATTCTTCAGATATTCAAGATGAGCCTTTAACCCAAACTAGCGATGAGGTTGGAGGCTACATGGGAGATTTTGACCAAGATCCAAATTTTAGATATTAGTTATGCCTAATCCAATTGTTTTAGGAACCCCAGCTACTTGTGGTGATTTAGCAACGGGAACTTCAACTGTATTTGTAAATAATAAGCCAGTAATGTTAGTTGGTGAAGCTGCTGCGGGAGGGCCAATACTAGGACCTGGATCTCTACCTTATAGAGTTCTAGTTGGAGGAAAGCCTATATCTTTAGTTGGAGATTCTATTACTGGTCATGGAGACGGTGCTCACTCTAATCCAACTTTTGCTTCTCCTTTACCTGATGTAGTGTCTGTTCGTATAGGATGATAAATCACAAAAAAAGTTTTTCAAAAATGAATCTAGTTACAGTAAATATATAAGAGGACAAAATTATGAAAAGAATACAAAACGATAGTCTTCAAACCTTCGCAATTTACCTTATGACTGAAAGTGGAGAAAAGGAGCTTTACTTAAGACCAAAGGATTCAATCGTTGTTCCTCAATCTTATATTACAGAACAAGTAAAAAATCTTCAAAGACGAAGATTGTTTAAGATAACTAACGCATAGGAGATAAATTATGGCAAATTATGTAAGTCCTGGAGTTTATGTAATTGAAAAGGATGTTTCTGAGTATACTCCTTCAATTAATAGCTCTGTAGTTGGTATTGTTGGCTTTGCGTCTAGAGGGCCTGTTGATAAGGCTACTCTAATCACTAGCCAAAATAATCTTATAAATACCTTCGGAGAGCCCTCAGAGGCTTTATTAGGTCAAGGTTTAGAGGGTGCGTTAGAAATCCTTGAACAGACTAACTCTTTATACTATATTAGATCAGCTTCTGATGATGCTGTAGAAGCCTCTGGTGTAGCAAAAATTGGTTGTGGAGCAGCCTTTCTTATTGCTAGTGGTGGCTATGGAGTAACTACTCCACTAACACTAAGAATTCAAATAACTAGAGAGGATGGAACCTTAGTATTTAGTGACAACTCTAACGCAGGAAAGGATTTTACTATAGCTGCTGGATTAGAAAGTCTTAACAGCAATCAAGCTAGAGCCGTTAGAAAAGTTTTAGGTGGAGATTTAGACTCTGATAATCTATATGTAGAATATGATCCTTCTATTGTTCAGTTCTCAGATAATGCTTATGTTATAACAACCCTAGCTGGTTCTGGAGTAAAACTAGAAGTTTCAGCCTGTTCAGGTACAACTTTTGATCCTGCTGATGGGGCCGTTGCTTTGAGAAGAGTTGATGTTAGTTCTATGGGGGGAGTAGCTTATGGAGTTACAGGAGCGACTGCTTCTAGTATAACTTCTTATGGAGGAACTATTGAGCCTAATGATTCAGATGATTCTGCTCGTTATCTAATCAACTCACTATATGTTGGTGCTGGTTATAATGGTGGAATTAAGTCCAACGGAGATTCTAGTGGATTATCGTTTAGTGTTCAATGTCTTGGAGGGTCTAAAAATACTATTCAAATTATTGATAATGGAACTACAGTAGAATCTTTCCAAACTAGACTTGCTGGTTCTGGTGCTTTCATTACTGATACAATAAATACAGGTCTTGAAAACCTGAAATCAGAGTACATCAAAGGAAATCTTCAAACTGCTAGGGCAGATGTAGCAGGCACGGCAAACTTACCATTTTATTCAAAAACTAGTGAAATTCTCCCAGATACAGGATTTGATCTTTTCTCTGATGGGGGTAATGCTGCGGCAGTCACTGACGGAATTAGATTTAACAAACTAGTCAATACTCCAACTACTAATCTAACGGGTGGAGATAATGGAATCGGAGCAGCTACCTCCGCAACAGTTCTTATTGGTGAATCTACAGGAACTACTAAAACAGGAATCCAAGCTTTAGACGATAACCTTCTAAACATTTCAATAGCTATCGTTCCTGGAATCTCTACCGAGTCAGTACAAAATGCACTAATTACTGCTGCTGAAACTAGCCAAAACTTTATTGCCCTTGTATCTCCTCCATACGCAATCGGAGGAGTTCAAAATGCGATTGATTGGACAAATGGAAAAGCTAGTGGAAGAAGTTCCGCTATCAATAGTTCTTACGCTGCGGTATACTGGCCCTGGGTAAAAGTATTCAGTACTTTTGATGGAAAGGATCGTTGGTATGATCCAGTAATCTTTGCTGCTCGCCAAATGGCATATACTGATGCTGTAAGTGATGTTTGGTTTGCCCCAGCAGGGTTCCAGAGAGGTAGACTAACTAAGCCTTCTGAAGTCGAAGTTATTCTAAACCAAGGTGACAGAGATTCGCTCTACAGCGGTGGAAACATTGTTAACCCAATCGTAGGCTTCCCTCAACAAGGACTTACTATCTTCGGTCAGAGAACTACTCAAAGATCACCTTCAGCTCTTGATAGAATCAACATTCGTAGAATGATGATCTATATAAGAAAGTTGATCCTCGCAAGCACTCAGAGGTTTATCTTTGAACCAAACGATGAGTTCACCTGGGCTAAGGTTGAAGCAAATCTTAATCCAACTCTTGATGAAATTCGTAGAAGAAGAGGTATTACAGAATTCAGAGTTGTCTGTGATGAAACAACTAACACCCCCGTAAGAGTTGATAGAAACGAAATGTGGACAAAGGTAATAATCAGACCTACCAAAACTGCTGAAATCATTATCTTTGAAATCAACTTAACAAACCAATCCGCTGATCTTGGCACTATCTAATTATTATGGCTTATTATAGAACTAAAAGAGTATTTACTCCTGGAGAAGGATTACCTGTTGTTTCAACAGATCTTGATTCAGTAAGAACATATCAATGGGAGATCGTTTTCAAAGGTCTTCCAGGAACGATCACTAATGAAGAAGAGTTTACCCTGGCTGCTAAAAAAGTTACTGGTCTTGAGATTTCAGTTGAGAATAAGACCATTGATCGTGTTAATGATCGTTTAAACTATCCAGGAAAAGCTACTCTAGGAGAGGCTGTCATCACCTTTGATAATCTTTACAATAGAGAAACTGCTTCTGATCTTTTTAGATGGTTTCAAACTATTTACGACCCAGTTACAGGATTACAGACTAGATTCTCAAAGCCAGGAGGAGGAGCAGGAACTTTCAAAGCTGAAAAGGTTGAAGTTATTATGCTAGACAACACTATGAATCCTCATTCGGTGGTTGAGCTTTATGGTGTTTATCCTACAAAATGGTCTGCTTCTGAATTAAACTATTCTACTTCAGATTTTCATACAATAGAGCTTAGTCTAAAGTATGATTTCATGAATACTTTCAACTATTCAAACAAGCCAGCAAACCCATTTGGATCAATTATCTAATACTATATAAGTAGAACCCAATAACTAAGGTCTAGTCTAGGTTAGTTCTAGACTAGACCTATTTTTCTAGCAACTATTATAAGTTATGGATTATTTCAACGAGCTATTAGAGAGTTACGCCCGCCTAAAGAAACGCACCTTCAAGCTGACCTTTATCAACGAAGCTGAAGATAAGAATTCAGATCAAGATAAAATGGATGATAAAATGCGTAAGGATGCTGAAGCTCAGGCATTAGCTATCGTAAAGGCAGGAACAACACAACAATGGGATGCTGATAAAAATAAAAATAATGAATTATATGCTTATACTACTAAAGATAATAGGGTTGTAGGGATAAACGGTCCATTTGGCAATAGGCCACAACAAGTAGCCGATATAGGGGGAAACCCTTTAGTAGATTCTGAAGGATGGAAAAAGCTTGTAAACTATTTTCTAGATGGGGACGCTCAAAGAGATGAAGTAGAGCAGACAGAAGAACAGCAGTTAGAAGATCTTCTTATTCAAGCAGAGGAAAAGATTGGTGGAGCAACTGCCAAAGAGTTAGCTAAAACTCTAAAAAAGGAAGGACAAGCTAGAACAGACTCCGAAGCATTAAGAATGGCTATGGAGATGGTAAAAAGTAACCCTGAATTGATAGGGGGTAAATCTGTTATAGCTTCTTACAAAAGGCAAGTAAAATCGGCTTTTATTTATAGAAAAGAATTATTAGCTAAATATCCAAAAGAGCTTCCAAAAGAACTAGAAGATTTACAAAGCTTTATAGATAATCCAGTAAAGTTTATTGCAGGCGCATCTCCAGGATCTTTAGAGGAGTATCTTAGTAGAGGATCCGCTTTCACTTTAGATGAAAAGGGCAATCAGATTATTACTGATTTAGGACCAGGGGCAATACAGGAGGCAGTTTTAGCCAACGAATTTCTACTAAGCTTCTTAGATCCTGCTGAGGATTATATTGGTAAATGTGCTGATATAGCAAAAACTATCGGAGTTCAAAGAACAGGAGGTCGAAATAAGATCATACTATTTGGATCTGAAAGAGATAGTAATGGAGTTCCTACGGAAGGAGTTTCTGTAAACTCAAATAGGCTACAAGAAAAAGCCCTAAAAGTTGCTTCTGAAAAATGCCCAGAAGAAGCCGGAAGCCTATCTCTTCTTATAAATAATAAGTTAAATAGTAGTGATAAAAATGCTCTAAAAGGAAGTATTTATGAAGTTATTCCTAGAATATCCGTTCTTTTCAATAAGCTTGCTGTAAACCCTACGAATAAAAATATTAAAAAAGAACTAAAAAATATTATAGAAGAAGTTATTAGGAAAGAAAAAATTCCATTATTAGAACAAATAGCCGCTGAATCAGGGGCTCTATCTTTGGATGCCTATGTACAGCAACAGGAGGCTATTGAACAGTTAGACATAGCATCCAGTAAACAGAAGCTAGGAGCTTGGCTTCTTACAGAGGCTAAAAGTATGAACTCTTTTATAAAGATGCTTCCACACGAACCTGCCGATGTTCTTCATGTTGCTCTTTCACCAAAAACAGGAGATAGAGCAGATAACTCTTTTATGTATATCAATAAAGAAGAGGCTGAAGCATCTGCAAAAGCTGTTGGAGCTTCTGTTATTACAATATCAAAAAGTCAAATTTTAGATCAAGTCCCAAAGAAGAAAATAGCACAAGTAAAAAAACAGTTAGATTCAATTTACAAATTTGAAGATCAGCCAATACATATAGTCTCCCTTGGTCAAAAAAGAATGACAGATCATGGAGATACTAAGATAGGCGAAATCAATAGACAAGAAACCATAAATAATTATATGAACGGCAAAGACCCAAAAGATAATGTAGCTGATGGGTTTTTTGAAGTTCTTGATACTTTAGTTCCTCTAAGTAAGTCTGATTCTGATTATTATAACTCAGTAGAATCCTTTGTAGAAAAAGCTGTAGCACCATTTAGAGAAACAACAATTTACAGTTCTGGCGGTATGCTAAAAATACAAAAACCAGAACATATTTCTGAAGTAGTTTCAAAGTCTTTGAAGGGTAAGTTTACTCAACAACAAATACGAGATTTGAACCTTACTCAACTCTTTTTTGATAAAGGAAAACCAAGAGATTTCTCTGATCCAATAGTTCAACAAAGAATTGCTGAAGGCTTGGAAAGGAATATTAGAATGAACACTTACAAAAAAGATATGAGAGATCCAGCAAAAAGAAAACAAGCTGAAACTGTTCTTATAAGACAAGCGTTGATTTGTGGTTACAATGTAAACGATATTACGCAAGTAAAAGGAACTAGCGATGGGAGAACTAGAGCTTGGTCACATAATGAGCCTATGAGAAGGGCAGTTGCTGAGTGGAAAGAGGGTAATCTAGATATTTCAATTGATGGAAATACTGCTTCTTTCACTAGAACTGGTGATAATCCTATGAAGTATATGACCTTCTCTCAAGAGGGGACTTACTCAGGAAGTGGAGAAAATAGAAAAAGAGAAACTAGATCTCAAACCAAGATTACTGGGGAAGCTATTGACGACTTTGATATAATTAAGTAACCCAAAAACTAGATGGTTCAGATTTAAGCAACTCATCAAATAAATAAATAGTATACTTATACATACCCTCTTTGTCTGATAAGGTAAGAGTATAATACTTACTAGTGGGAACTACATTATAGGGTAAAATAGCTAATGTTGGCTGGCGATCTTGTTTAAATATAACAAGAGGCTTCCTCCCGCATTTGTCGGCATCTTTTTGACATTGGTTTATAAATTTCCAGAAGTCTGAACTATCATTATATAAGCTATAGAGGTTTATGTTATTGTATCCTTTTTTACACTCTATACAATATTTAAAGTTTTGTGGTGTGATCAAATCCCCATAAATTTTTAGGTGATCTGGAAGTGAGTGTGTTGT